AAGGAGCAGCGGGTCGGGCTTGCGGTGGCTCATGGCTTGAAGGTCTTGAGTTCGGTCTGCCAGATCCATTGGTCGCCCATCTTGTGGACGAGCCATGCCTTCCAATCGCCCCCAGCGGTGACGAAGCCGGCAACGAAGCCGTTGCCATGTCGAGCTGAGGCGAGGTTGCGGGATGAGTAGTCCATGTCCTCAACGCACAGGCAACCAGCCGCGAAGGCCGCACCGCCTCCGTGCTTGGTCAGGGAGACGCACGCCAGGTTGTGGGTGTGTCCGTGGATTAGTCCGCCGCCGTTTGAGGCATAATGCAGACCCTGCTTGATGGTGGCGTTCTCGGCGTGGGCGTAGCCGTGGACCATGGCGACCGGGCCGATGCGGTAGACTCCCTTCTTGGCGTTATATGGCAAGATGACCTTGGCGCCGTTCTGTCGGGCGACGCGGTTGATGCGGGCTTTGAGGTCGGTGCAATAGTCGCGGACGATGGCCTGACCGTGGCCTTGCATGGCGTCGAGGCGGTACTCGTGATTTCCCCAGAGGTAGACGCTGGGCTTCCACTTGGCAAAGAAGTCCTCGCCCGCTTCAATGTCCTCTCCAAGCGACTCGGCGCCTTCCTTGTCCGAGCCGACGCCCTTACGGAGGGAGCGGAAGTCGTAGTGATCTCCGCCGGCTACGCGGATGTCGGGCTTGAAGTCCTTAGTAAACTCGTAGAGGGCCGCGAGGGCTTCGGGGTCCGCCATGTCGCCGTGACTGTCCGAGGCGAAGATGAACTTGGTCAGTTTGCTCATCGGAATAGGAACGGGAACCAGCCCCCGCCTGAGCCGCCTGTGCGTAGGGGTAGGATGTGGTTCGTTGGTTCTTCTGCGGGCTTGGGCTTCTGCTCGAAGACCTCATCGACGGCGTCTTGCATCTTGGCCTTGTCCTCGGCGTTGAGGGCGATGCAGTACTCGATGGCGTCGTGGGCCTTCAGCTTGTAGACGAAGTTGCGCCCCTTGTAGAGCATTGCCCGGCCGTATCGTACGCCAGGAACTTTGCGGAGGAAGTCGGGGTCGGTGTCCTCGAAGTAGTAGCGGACTTGCCCGTCGTCGCCGTACCCGATGTAGATTTGCCAGCGTGGTCGTAATTTGCTCATAGGCTTGGTTGCTTAATGTGATTAAGCCTTCGGGCGGTTTCGTAAACTCAGCTCGACGGACGCACGGGCCTCGGCGAGGAGCGGGTCGGGCTTACCTTTGCGTGAGCCGTACTTCTCCATGTGGGAGATAAACTTCAGCCCTTGGCGGTTGGCGGCGTTGTACATCCCTGGACCGCTCATGTTGTACTTCAGCGCCGTCTCGCCGGCGGTCAGCCCTTCGGCGACGCCCTTGGCTGCGGCCTGTGCCATCGTGAGCCGTCCGTTGGCGAGGAGGTTGGAGCGGTTGCGTCCGTGCATCCCAAGGCGGGGTCGGCAGTTCGGGGGCCAGATGATGCCATGCCGACAGACGAAGGCCTCGACCTCCTTGAGCGTCACCTTGCCAATCTTGGCGGCGTCGGCTGGAAGCCACGATCCACGGATGGCCTCGCGGATGGCCTTGGCGATGTTGCGGTCCGCTGGGTCCTTGTAGTCGTCGACCCGGATATGTGGCTTGCTGTCGTAGTGCGGACAGGTGGCGAGGAAGCGGAGGCGGTCGACGGAGACCTCCCATGCCTTCGACATCTCCGCAAGTTCGTCGTCGGTGGGGGTTGCCATGGCGTCAGAAGTTATCCGAAGCCCTAGCCTTCGTCCACAGTTGCCGAACCTCGAAGCCTGCCTCGGTCGGGTCGAACTCGCCTAGGTGTTCGTTCAGCGCGTCGCCGGCCTTGATGAGGACGTCGATGCCGTTGCGGTATCGGTTCAGGTCGGTCTCCGAGATGACGACCCATTGACCGTCCTCGGTCATCTTCAGGACGTGGGCGAGTTGGGTGTTGAGGGCGTTGACCTGGGCGAGTTGCTTCTCCAGCTCGTCGATGCGTTCCTGCTTGGTTTGCTTACGGCTCATAGTCCAAGGTGCTTGGCGACCGATGCTGCGACCTCGCGGATCGTCACGGCGCTGTTGGGCTTGAAGGCATAGGTCTGGTCGGGGATGGTGCCTTCGAGCATCTCGCGGATGCTGGCGGCCTCCTCCTCGTTGGCAGGGCCGACCCCTTCGGTCTCGATGTGCAGGTGGATGACTCGCCAGTTGCGTACCTCGCCCATGATTTGCTTCGTGACGATGGTCTCGTTCAGGTAGCGGCAGTCAGGGACGACGACGTGACCACGCTCACGATTTGCCTGTTCGGTGAGGTTAAAGACGAAGACGTCCTTATGGATGGACCGGGCGAAGCGACCCATGGCGACCAAGGTGTCGCGGTGATAGGTCTTAAATGACTCCTCGTGGAAGTTGACGCCACTAAGCCCGAGCTGACAGGCGTAGTTGTTGGCGGCGTCCTTGAGGGCGTCACCATAGGCGATGCGTTTTACGTCCACGCTGTGCCGGGTCATCCCTTCCGCAAACGTGTCCTTCCCGCTGCGGGCGTACCCGGAGAGAAGGACGATGGTCTGCGGGGCTTTGAGTACGCGGCGCATATTACCAGTCGGTCGGGGTTGGGATGGTCGAAGCGGCGACGCCCTTGCCCTTGGGGAAGTTCATCTTGTACTTGAACTGCGGACGGCCTTGCCATTCGCCGTCGGGGGTGACTTCCACCTCGACCTCGAAGTAGACGTTGGCGGCGGGCTTGAGGTAGTCCAGGAAGTCGGGGATGGATAGGTCGGCACGGGGTTCGCTGGTGTACTTCCCGCTGATCTTGCCGACGAGCATGGCGAGGGACTTGCCGTACTTCGTGCCGTAGCTCTTGGAGAAGCACAGGCCCTCGGCGGTCTTGAAGAACAGGCGGGCGGAGACGCCATCGTCGTAGACCTTGACCTTGTCCTCCTTGGGCAGGGACATCTTCAGGACGTACTTGCCGGTCTTGTCGATGGTGGTGAGGGGCGGGCGGTCGTTTTGGTTTTCCATTTTATGCGTTGGGTTGGGAGAAGGTGGCCTTGGCTCGCTTGGCCTTTCGGTACTGGCGACCGGAGAGCTTGAGCGACTTGCGGATGTGGCGAGGCTTGGCGCCGTTGGCTAGCAAGTAGGCCACGTCGACGGCGGCTTGGTTGCGTTGTTCGGCTTGTTTGCGGAGTAGTGTGTTGGGCATATTAGGCGAAATTAATGGGGGCGGATTGGGCGGTCGACGCGGGGCGGGCGATGACCTGCACCTCGGAGGAGTAGGAAGGCCACTCGTTGAAGGACTTGCAAGCCTCGTAGGATTTCAGCGCCGAGAGCATGAGGGCTTCCCCTTCGGCGATGAGGTCGGCGTGTAGCTCGAAGACGGCGGTCAGGAACGGGGCTTCCTTCTCGACGACGATGAAGCGGAAACCCTTGGGGCGGACGCCGAGTGAATACTTGCACAGGGCGAGATACCAAGCGGCCTGCAGTTTGAAGTCGTCCGACCAGATCATCTGGCGACCGAACCCCTTGGGCGTGGCTTCCTCCATGGTCGTCTTGATGTCGTAGAGGTAGCCGTCGGCGATGATGTCGATGCTTCCCTTGATGGGCACGATGTAGTCGGCCTTGAGCATCACCTCGGTGGCAAGGGGGACGATGTTGTGCCGTGCCATCGCTTGCTTGATGGCGTCGGAGTAGGACAGGGCGTTGTCGTACTCGTCGGCCTTGCAGGGGATGTCGGTCGGTTGGAGCGTGGACTTCCAATACGCGTGGACCTCCTTGCCTTCCTTCGTGCGCTTGTCGCAGTCGGGTTCGGGCTTGAAGAGGGCGAAGCGTTCCGGCTCAAGGACGGCGACGTGGGTCATGATGCCTTCACGGAGGGCCTTGGAGTCCTTGCGGGGGTTGGCCTTATCGTGGGCGTACTTGGCGGGAGCCTTGAGGAGAAGCTTGGCACCCGTCTGGTTGAGGGCGTCGATGGCTTCGTACTCCTCGCGGGTGCGGGCGGCGGTGGCTTGGCTGATTTGTTCGGCGGTGTACATGGTGGGTTGGGTGTCGGAATGGATTACAGGACTTCGTCGCTACTGTCGAGGACGGTTTCCGCGTCGTTAAGGGTCGTATTCATCTCCTCGGCCTTTTCGTGGAGGTTCTGGACGCTGACCAGGAGGGACGCAAGGTCCGCTCGGACGATGTTGAGGCGCTCACGGAGTTCGAGGATGTCGTTCGGATCGTCGAGGCGGGAGGCGTCGGTGATGGACAGTACGGAGAGCAGGCGGTCGGTGTCGATGCTGACGCGGTGGACGTCGTGCTGGGTGACGAAGGCGGTCTGGTAGGAGGAGAGGCTGCGGGCCTCGGTGCTTAGCCGGCGAAGGGTCGCGGCGAGTCGGTCGGTGTTGGTCATTTGAGGATGGTGCGGATGCGGTTTAAGGTGACCTCCTTGACCTCGCCCTTGAGGACTAGGAAGGTGCGGAGGTTGGAGCGGTAGAGGGTGGGCATCGTCTCCGCCGTCCAAGCCTTGAGGAGGCGCTCAAAGACGACCGCCGTCTTGGCGGAGGCTTCGACGTAGAGCGTGGAGTCGAGGAGGATGATGAGGGCGAAGGGCTGACCCTTGTCCTTGTAGGCTTGGGCGGCCTTGTAGACCGAAGATGGAACGATTTTAAGGCTCATTGTGGGAAGAAAGACCGGGCGGAGAGCCAAATCTTGCTCAGATGAACAGAAGTTTTGTTTATCTTGTCGCCGACCGTCTGCCCCACGAAGTCGATATGGTAGGAGTTTCCGTTCAGCTCGAAGGTGGCGCCGGCGAACTCGGGGATGTGCTTGGCTTGCTTGGACAGGATGACGGCCTCGAAGTCGGCGAGTTCGACCTCGGCCTGTTTCATGTCCTGGACAGAATATTGGCGGATGGCCTCGGTCTTGATGATCCACATGAGGACGATGGTCTGGTCGGCGAGGATGACGTTGATGGGCTGACCGGCCTTGTGCTTGGTCGAGGTGGTCACGACTGGGGCTTGCCCTCCTTGGTGGCTTGGCAGAACTTCTGCCAGTTGTCGGAGCGGAGTTTCCACAACTCGACCTCGGCCTTGAGGCGGGCGTTCTCGGCTTCAAGCGACTCCTTCATATTGAGGTAATCGCTCTCAAGAACCCAAACGCTTCGGTTTTCGTCCTTCACATCGTTGGAAATCCAAGAGCCTTTATCCAACTGCCAACGCCAATGCGTGTGCTTGCTCACGACTGCACCTCCTTGGCTTTTTCCCACGCTTGGATGCTTGGTGCTTTGACGGAGAATGAATAGTTGCCGACACGCAGTTCCAACTGATGGTAATGAAAAGCCATCGCATCCCCCGCCTTGGTCAGCCGCTCGACCTCGGACTTGAGGCGGGCGTTCTCGGCTTCAGCCTCCACCAGTTGCTTCTTGAGGCTGGTCACCGACAGGCAGTCGACGCGTTCGTGCGCACGGATGACGGCCTCAAGGCACTTCACCTCAGCGTCGAGGGCAATGACGCGGCCCTTCAGCTGGGCGTTCTCGATGATGTCGTCGATGTTCATTTGGCGGCGTTGCGGACGGCCTGCTCGAAGGCGTGGTTGTCGATGGCCTTCAGTTGCTCGGGCGACAGGTCGCGGAGGGCTTGCCCGGTCTTCAGCCAGCCCTTGGCGATGAGGATTTCAACGGCGGCCTTCTCGAACTTGAGTTCACCCATGAAGACCTTCGGCGCTTGGGGCTTGGGAGCGGAGGCTTGATGCCCGTCGTCGTCCAAGTCTACGGAGATACCGCACGCGGTCTGGATGGACTGGCGGCGGATGTAGGTGATGGCACCCCCGACTTGCTGAGCGGTTAGACCCTCGGCCTTGACCATCAGTTTGCCGAAGCTGAACAGATGCCCGGAGGTGTGCAGCAGGGAGGTCGAAACGCCGACCTTGCCTTCCTCGGTCTCGAGCGTTTGGATCAGCGCAAGGTTATGCTCCGCGAGGACGGGCTTCACCGCGTCGAGCAGGGCGTCCAGCGAGACGTAGCGTGAACCTTTAAACGCAGGGTTGATGCGGTTGGCTCCTACGTTGTCCATCTTGGACAGGGCCGCGATGACGTCAGCGTAGGGATTGGATTGCTCCAGGGGAGCGGGTTTTTCTTTGCTCATGGCTTGTTGTGGGTTGTTGGTTGGTTGGGATTAGGGGAAAGAGACCATCTCGTCGACCGTCTTCTGGCTGATGCATCGGAGCCGTCCTTCGTGGGACAGGAACCAATAGCGGGTATTGCCGGCGGGACGGGGCTTGAGTTTGCGGGCGACGGTGCCGTCGGCGAGGACGATGTAGGACGACCCAGCGAGTTCGCGGTAAGTGGCGGTCGGGGCGGTTTCGGGGATGGACTTGGGAAGTTTCTTTTGGGACATGGGAAAGGGGGTCAGTTGATGGCACCGCGTCGGGCGGCGTCAAGGATGAGGAGGGCGTCGGCGTTCCAAAGCGTGACGGCCTCGTTGGGGAAGAGTTCGGAGGCCCGGGCCTTCAGCTTGTTTTTCCAAGCCGTGGTCGTGAGGTCGCCTTTCGTGCCGACGGGGTGGGCCTTCATCCAGATCGCGGGACGGATGCGGTGGACCTCCCACGCATGGGCGACGGCGCAACCATAGAGGACGCCCGTGTTCCACATCAGTTTCCCGATGGCTGAGCCAGGGATGCCTTTGCCGGCGAAGAGCGGAGGTTCCTCGAGATAGAGGACGACCGCCCCCGCGTTGGAGTTGATGTCCTTGAGCAGTTGCACGACATCCCAGTCGGTGCCGGGCATCTTGTGCAGTTCGATGGTGCCTTCGGACGGAGTGAAGACGGCGATGCCTCCATTGACTCCCGGGTCCACGGCGACGATTGTTGGCTTGGTCATTTGGTTCTGGGGTCGCGCTCAAGACGAGCCACGACGACCCGAGTGA